GACATAGATCTTGCAAGAGCTCTTGTGTATCTTGCAGCTAATCTGTCATATAGGTTATCTTCGATTGCTTCTTCAGTGATTGAAAATGCTAAAGCAATTGTTTCGTGGTTGTATCTAGCTGTGAAAGTTTCACCTGCTGTATCAAACACTACTCCAGCACCCTCTTGTTTAGTTGGTGCAGAAGCGAAACCGCTTAACATTACTTCTTCTTCAAAAGCTCTGTCAGATGTTTCAGTTACGAAAATTTCAGCATGCTGATTCTCGTATCTGTTGTATTCCAGGCCGAATAAAGCATTCAAACCTGGCTCTAGTTCTTTGACTAGTTGGGATCGTGATATTGCCATAGTATGTCTCCTTTATTACGCTATACCTGTTCCACTTCTGTAGAAGTGGTTGTTGATTCTAACAAGAATGTTCGCATTAGCAGAACCTGTGTCAGAGTTTTCTGGGTCTTGCGAAATGTCGATTGCCTGAATGACAAAAGTTTGCGCAGTACCAGATACACTAACATCTAGTTGCTGTTTTGATATTCCTGTTTGTGTTACACCTGTTGTGTTAGTAACAGAGTAGTTCTTGTACAGATCAGCTCTTGTGAAAGCTTCATCAGCATCAACTAAAAATACTGCATCTGGATCATCAATAACAAATGCTGTGATGTCAGAAGCAGCAATACCACCTGGGTAGTAGTTGCTGTAAGTCGGCTTTTGAGTAGTTGGGTCTGTGTAAAAACATCCGTTAAAAACACCCACAACAGCGTCCGAAGTATTCGGGCCATGTCTTTGGATATTTCCAGTTCCTAATGGTTCAACCATTTCTCCTTGGAAAATCGCATCTGAATAGCCTGAAGCAATCGTGTATCTGTTTTGGGCTCCAACAAGAGGTGTTCCGTCTAGTTTTCTGTACGGTCTTAGACCGAAC